TTAGCATTCCCTCCTGCAAGCGCTGGCGTTGTTTGTTAATCTTCGCTAGGTTACCGGCGAAGTCTTCTGCCGGCTCGTCTCCGTCGTCGAATTTATCTGCTAACCCGCTTAAAGCTTCGCCTGCGTCGTCCGATAAAAGTACTATATCCTCTAGCTCTTCGGTAACATCTCCTAAAGAATTACCGAGGTCTTCGGTAACCTCTACGGTTTCTTTTGTAGTTTCGTTTTGTTGGCGTTGCTCTGCCTCGTATTCTTTCTGGGCGTTTCTAAATCCGTCTAGCTTCTTTTGGCGTTGCTCCTCAACAGCAGCTAAAGCCTCTTTTATCTTTTTCTGCTCTTTTAAAAGCTCGGCTTCCGCCTCTAGGTATTTCTTATTTTGAGGGTGTACCGCTAGGCGCTTACGTATAAAGTCTAGGTCCTCCTTTATTTCTTTGTTTCTTTCTTTTAAGGCCTTTACCGATTCTTTAGTAGCTTCGCCCTTCATCGCCTTTTCTATAGCGGCGTCGGATTCGCTAACCTCTTTTTTAAGAGCTTTGTAAGCCAATACTACACCAGCAACAGCTAGCCCTAGCGGGCCCATAGCGGCAGTTAAAGAACCGAAGGCAAGGGTAAGGCCTCCTACGGCAGTAATTACGATAGGCACCAAAGCAATAAGCCCAGCTAATAAAGTTTTATTATATAGCTGCGCGTCGCTCATTCCTCTAATGTACTCGGTAATATTTCCTATTACCTCTGTGAGTCTCTCTAAACCTCTTTTAAATATTTCGTTATTTGCGATGGCATCGCCCAGCTCAATAAGTGCGCCTTCGGTAGCGCTCTGTAAAGTCTTAAACGCTCCGGCGGTGTTATCCATCATTGTAGCCGCCATATCTTTAGCGGCTCCGTCGGCATTCTTTAGACCTTGAGTAAGAGCTGGTAACTGGTCTATAGTCTTGCTCAATACGAGTAGGGCGCTCTGTGCGGAGCGGCCTACTTCGTCTTTAGCGTCTGCTAAATTAAGACCTTCTTTAGATAGCTTTTGAATGGCTCCGGCAACGTCTCCACCAGTAGCGCCAAGCTGCGAAATAATACGGCGTAAAGAGGTTCCCGCTTGCGAGCCTTTTATACCAGCGTTCGCTAGTAGCTCAATCATTGCCGTAGTTTCCTCTACACTAATACCAGCAGAGCTGGCTACCGGTGCTACGTATTTCATAGCCTCCGCGAAGCTCTCCATATCTAGAGCAGATTCGCTGAAGCTCTTGGCCATTACGTCGGTTAGGTGCCCCGTCTCGCTTGCATCCATTCCGAAGCCTCGAAGGGTAGCCCCTGCGACCTCAGCAGCTCTAGCTAGGTCCGTGCCCGCAGCTTGTGCTAGGTATAACGTACTTTCGGTTACTTGCGTAATCTCCGAAGCTGTAAAACCGAGCTTTGCAAATTCTACCTGCAAGCCCGCTACTTCGGAAGCTGTAAAGGTTGTGGTAGCGCCTAGGCGTTTAGCCTCGCTTTCTAGTCGTGCGAATTGTTCAGCAGTAGCACCAGATACGGCTTTTACCTTGCTCATCTCGGCCTCGAAGCCTTGGAAGGTCTTAACAGCGCTTACCCCAATAGCTGTAATAGGGGCGCTAAAGGCTGCGGTAAAGGTTGTACCTATTCGCTTAGCTTGGCCCCCAAATCTTTTAATACTAGCGCTAGCCGTCTTAAGGCCGCGCTGTAGCCCGGCGATATTTGCGCCTATACTTATTGTAGTCCGTGCTAAGCTTTTCTTTGCCATTTACTTAATATCGCTCTCGCTTCTTCTTTTGTTAGTTTAGGCTCTGCTCTTGTGTAGTCCCAAGGGAATTTAAATAGCTCCTTTGGTTTAATCTTTTTGCCCTTCGGCAGTTGGAGGTTTACCAGCGTTACGGTCTGCGTACGCATTACCTCCCAGAGCTCGCGGCTCTCTTGTTCTTTCTTTTCACTAAAACCAGCTACAGCGTTGTTAAGGCTGCGCGGGGTTAGGTCCAAGTATTCGCTGTAATTATACCCGAGAACGCCTAAGGCTATCTCTTCGCAACGGTCAAAAGTAAGAGGGGCTTCGGGGCCCGTTGAGCCCCTAGCCCCCTTTACTTTTTTTCTTGTGTAAAGCTCTCGGTAAAAATTGCTAAAATCTGCTCTAACGCTTCTGGGCTGTCGTCTAGCCAGTCGGCTATATCTTCAAGCTCATAGTTAAAGCTTTCCTTCTCTACTCTTGCACCTTGTTTAAGGCCAGCTCTTACGAGCTCTAAAGCCTCGCTTAAGCTTAAGCTCTCGCCTATCTTATCCAAGTCCGCCAGCTTATAGCCGGTAGCGTCTGTAAACTGCATTAGCGCGGCGAAGCCAAACTTTACCGGTCTCTCCTCGCCTCCTATTTTAACTTTCTTTACCATTTGCTTTATGTGTGTTTAATTAGTCTTACGCTACAGTAGAGTAGGTAATAGCTCCCGTAAGCTCGAAAGTAGCCGAGTACGTTACGTTATCTTCCATACCGCTAGAAACCTCCAAAGAAGTTACGTAAGCAGCAGCAGACCAGTAATGGTCTCCCGATACTTCAGTAGAGAATTTAACCGTAAGCTGGGTACGCCCAGACCAAGCGGTCATTAGGTCATCAACTCCGTAAGCCGCGTCTTCAGCGTACAAAGCAGATACAGAAATAGTACCCGATTTTGTAGCCTCTAATAAAGCGCGAGAACCGCTAGAGTCTTTAGTTGTTGCGTCTCTTGTGTCCATAGACAAAGAGATAGAGCCCTCAGTTGCGTGAGCAATTAAAGTGCTGCCTACGTATACCCCTAAAAGGGTTCCGTTCATAATGCCAGTAGTTGCCATTTTTAATCTAGATTATTTAGTTGTTCTTCAATTATTGCGGGAGCTTCAGCTGGTGCTTCTGCTCCAAATTCAACGGCTTTACCAGCTTGTATAAGCTCTAGGCCGTATTCGTTTACTACACTTAAAGTTAGACCTTTGTCTAGCTTCTTACCGCTAGGTAAGGTTACTTTTTTTGTTAGTGTTATTTTCATCTCTTAACCCTTATTATATATTCGCTATTAGCTATATAAACCTCTGCTTTGTCGTCGTAGTCTGTCTCCAATTCTGTAAACTGGATAGAGTCTATAACGATACCGCTAACGGTCCCGGTATAACGGTCTAAAGCTGTTCTTACCTTCTCGTTAAGGTCGGCAGCTTCGGCGTAAGTTTCACTTACAGCTAATACTTCATAGCGCACCTCGTCGAGCGTACTTACGCCGCTCTTCGTGTCGCTTGGTGTTATATCATTAATGAGGTATACCACAAAAGGAAAAGCGGCGCCCTGCGCTGCTATTTGGGGGTAAACCCGAGTACCTACGATAGCGCTTACGTCGCTGTCGCTGGTTAGGATTGAGTATATAGCTTTTCCCTCGTTCATTAGAAGCCTCTTTTTACTATAGCTTTCTTTTGCTTTGTGCTCAGCTCGTAGAGCTTCTTATCTATAATACGCTTTACTTGAGCATAGAGTAGAGCGTTAGCTTGTTGTAATCCGGCCCTATAACCTTTGCCTATAAAGTCTACGTTTTGTGTTTCCTTTACTTGAGCTCTAGCCTTTCCTCTAGCTACCCCAAAGTTTACCATTGCACCGTAGTACCCGTCGCCGGTTTTAGTTGCCTTCTTTCCAAATCTTGGACCTACATAACCGATAAGGTTATAGCGTCCTTTACTTTGGATGTAACCTATAGAGCGGCGAAGGTTCCCCGGTTTATAAGTTACGCTTTTGTCTTTGCCGCCTCTGCCCTTTATACTTTTGCCTACTGCCTTACGGCTTCTGCCGTCTTCTATCTGGCTGCGTACGCTCTTTATAAATGGCTTGGCCGCGTTCTTAATACCTCGCTTAAAGTCTCGGTATTCTGTCTTATCAATCTGGCGTAAAAGCTGGAGCTTTTTTATAGCTTCCTCGAATCCTTCTACCTCCATTACTAGCCCGTCCTTCATTAGTCCGCTAGTCTAGTATCTATAATTAAGTAGCGCTCTCTACCTTCCAAGCTTACGCCCTCTACTTCGTAGCTCTTGCCCTTCCAGCTTATTTTAGTGGTAGCGTCTACATCGCTGCGGTAGCGAATTGTAAAGCGTACCCTATTTACGCTAGTAAGCTTATCGCTCTCTTCTCCCTCTTTAGGAGTGCCTCGATACTCTACCATAGCCCAAACGTTGGCTAAAGTGCTGTACGTGCGTACGGATTGGCCGAAGCCATCCGAAGCGACGCTAGCGCTTTGTAGCGTAATTCTTCTATCTAGCTTACCGGGGTCAATCAAAGCGGAAAACTCTAAAAGGGTTTAGCAAATACTCGGAAGCTGTCGGCATACGGTGTACGCTGTCTACGCGCTTCTCGTACATCTCGCCAATTATTAAAAGCATAGCCATTTTAATATTAGCGGGTACGTCGGAAGCTTGCGTGTAACCACAAGTATAACGGATTATAACAGCGTTTACGGTATCCTTTGTACCGTACCAGCCATATTCTGGCATAATACGCGCTGGCTCACTTACTAGGTCGCTGCGGTAATCGTCAGCAGCTACGGTAATCTCGTCGCCGTTGCCGTCGATATATTTTACGCTAGCTACGCTTTGTACTGGTCCCCTGCTTAAGTATATAATGTTACGGTCTCCGCGGAAAGGGTCTACGCCAGTTCGGTAAACTGGAAAAAAATCGTAGTACTCTTCTATTACGGTAGTCAATAAGAACCGCCCTAAATAATGCTCTGCCACCGAGGTAGCAGCGTCAATAAGTACCCCTAAAAGGGTATCTTCTGCGTCCGAGTCTACACGTAAAAAGTCTTTAACCTCTTGTACGGTTAGAGCTTTTAATGTAGCTGGGGTAATTATTGTGTAGCTCATTATTTAGCTTTACGGGTTGTTCTTTTTGTGGTCTTAGCGCTTACTGCGCGCTCCGCCTTCTTCTCCTCTTTAACCTCTACCGGGTTACAGAATCCAGCGTTTAAATATTCTTGAGCAGCCGCAGCGGGCAGCTCTACTACCTGCCCTTGGCTGTAGTAGAAATCTGCCCCTGCTATGCTCTGGTTAAAAATAACCTTCATTAGCTGCTTAAGCTTACGCTTGTACTAGGTGCTTAATTGCGCTAGACTGCAATACGTTACCGTCAACACGACGGTAGGCGATGAAGCCCTGCGACAATGAGTCAGCGAAACGCTCTGAAAGTCTTAGCAACTGTACGCCGCCAGCTTCGTGTACGTAGTACTGCTTTAAGTCCCCGAAGATAATAGACTTATTACCAGTAGCAATACCGGCCATATCTTCGTTAATGTATACTGGCTTACCGAAAAGCATATCTGGCTCTCCTACGGTCATACCCGGCACATACGCGGGAAAATCGTTTGAGCTCCCGAAACCTAGGACTCTAATAGCTTTGGCGGTTGCCGAGTTCATCATCCAGCCCGCTCCAGCAGCGTTACGGTAAGAAGCATCTACAGAGTAGAACAAGTCCATAACTTCGCTAATAGTAACCGCTGTAGCAGAAGCTGCAGTTTTACCCAAAGCTGAACCAGTTACAATACCTTGAGGCTTGCTAGAAGCATCTCCAGTAGTCAAGTGTGCGTTAATACCGCGCTTAAGACGGTTAGCCAATTGAGAACCTACGAAGCTAGCCAAATCAAAAGCGTTATCTGCGATTAACTGGTTAGATACTTTTACAATTTTAGAGCTGTAAGTGTAAGGCTCAAACTTCACGTTAGTGAAAGTCATATCGCTAACGCTCTCAGCTGTACCCTCGCCCAAGATAGCAGCTACTACCGCTGTATCGTCGTTCGCTGGCAAGTTGAAAGGCTGGCCGTTTACTGTACGCAATACTGTAGCTACGCGCTCAATATCCGACTTAAACAATTCTGTAGCGCTTACGAAGTCGCTCCAGTTTTCCGGTACCAAGAAACCACCTAACCCGTCGTTAGTAGTGATTTGTGTGTCAGTACCGCGAAGCTCTGCAAGTGCGCGAGCCTCTCCAGCGTTTAGGCCGTTCACACCTTTACGCAAGTAAGCGTTAAACGCGTCGCGTACTTCTACTTTAGCTGGGGCAGCGTCGCGTACCTCTTCAGCTTTAGTAGCTAGTTCTTTTTTCAATTCTTCGCTGCGCTCGATACGTGCAGCAGCAGAGCGGAGCTCGTCTACTTCGTTAGAGATAGCGTCGAATTTTTCGTTTTCTTCGTTTGAAAGGTTACGGCCTTCTGCCTTAGCAGCCGCTACCATTCCCTGCATTTGCTCGATTAGAGCGCCGCGCTTTTCGCGGAGTTGTTTAGCATTCATCTTTAGCTAGTTTAATTAAAGCATTATATATATTATAGTTCACTTCTTCGGCCGGTGTCTCTCTCGCTTCATCCGCTGCGCTGTCGCCTTTAGGCTCCGCGCTGCGTAGTCCGCTCGAGGCTGCCGTATAAGCCGGGTAAACTACCGGGCTTACATCGAATAGAGAGCCGACCCTCTCTATATATCTTACGTGCTGGCCGTTCTCTAACTTCCAGCTATCTTTTTCTACTGTAAAGCCAAAGCTCGACTGGCTCAAATCGCCGCGTCTAAAAAGCTCTAGCATATCGTTTCCGTATGTGGTGTTAGGCATCTCGAAGCGGTAGTAAAGGCCTTTGTCGTCCTCTTTAAGCTCCAAGGTACCCGAAGCGGTGCGCGCTAGTAAGTAGTTGCTGTCGTGGTTGTATAACGCTCTTACGTCGTTATCTAGCACCTCGCTAAAAGCTCCCGGTAGGATAATTTCGCGGAAACCTCCGAGGTCCTCGCTCATAGAATTAAATACACTAGCGTACCCTTCTACTGTGCGGCTTCCCTCCAAAGCTTTAAGCTCTCCCTCGTAAGCTCTTTGCTCTACTAGGTCTTTTTTACTGCGTACCTCTGCGCCCTCGACCTTGTTTAAGGTGCTGAATAGGTGC